GGCATCTGAAGGCAAACCAACACCAGCGCCATCATCGGCAGGCGGTGCGGCTGGAGAGGGAACAGGGTTACGACCCGATTCTTTCCTCTCTTTACGAAGGCGCTCCTTCTTAGAAGCGCGACAAGAAGTGCACTTCTTAGGTAAGTCCCAATTATTAGACTCACAATGCTCGCGTTCAGCATCAGTTATAATGAATGGATTAGAACAATTGCGACAAAGCAACTCGCGTTGTATAGGCGCTGGTGGGGCAAAAGCATCCATTACATCAGAAAGGCCCACATCGATGGCAACACTATCAGCCGACGCGGCAGCGGCAACATGGTTGGCGTCCTCAACAAGAATCTCCAAAGCTTCAACGTCCGCCTTGGTGCGAACGAGAGGCAATGGTGGCTCAACATCAGATATTGGCATTCCATCCAAAACTGAGCCGGGGCGAGGCTGAAAACACAATGGAGAAATAGGGGAATAAGTAGTCCCAACCACTGCAGGACGAGTGGTAAATTCATGAACCAAAGTAGCATAATCCTCAACTGATATGCCCATTCGCGACACAAACAACTCGGCTAAAGCATCATTGTCTTCAGAACAAGTATACATGCTTTGAGAAGAAAGTAAAGAAAACTTGTGAGAGTCAAAATAACGCGGGTCGAGGTGAGTGACTGGGTTGTGGCGCAACACGTTCCTCCAATAAATAGAGAACAACGGAATGTGGGGGTCAGTGATCAAATAACCAAAGGCACGATAAGCCAGTGACAAAGCAGCCGTACCACCTGCTGGAACAGTAACTAAATGAAGACTGGTTATTAGCCGCAGTGGATCAGCCGAATTCCAAACGCCAACCCAGGGGTCAATATAAAGCCTACCTAAAAACGTGGTATAGCCAGATGAATAGACTCGAGACTTGATGTCTAACCCGAATTTAACTGCGGTGATGGTAATTGGGATTAGACGGGCTTCATCTAACCCGTCATCCCCGGAATAGAGCCCACGGCAAACAGAAGAGTAAGCGTCTTCATGATCAGAACCACTATCACTGGCGTTGCAATAGGCAGTGAAAGCGTTGACCACAGTGTTGCGGGTAGTAGTATCGAAAAACCCACTCAAAGTACCAATGCCAATACAAAACGCAGTTTGAACAATCCATTTATAGTAATCAGGACTGTCTCGGGGCTGCCCAGAAGGCCATGGACCGACGCCAAAATTAGTCCTAGCCGTAGGGGCAGTGGAAGCACGTAAAAACTGGACCCAGCCTTTGTCATCGCCATAAAACCTGTCTAGAAACGCGAACATCAGCACATGACCAATAGTGCCGGTAGTTGCATCACAATTTGAAAAATCAGTTTCATTGGCGCTGCGTTTACGTGTATGGAGTTCATGATGAAATGCGTGGACTCTGGACTCGATCTCAGTGGGCGTCCAACCACAACAAAACCAGGGAAGTTGCTTCAAGGCGTCCATCATTGGTGCAATATACGCCGCCCCTATGAAATTTGTTGGGCCTGAGGGGTTAACGATCACACGAGGAACACCCCCGGACTTCAACGGCTCCAGCTTTTGAAAAACACTAACCGTGGACCGTGCAACGTCAAAGTACGTACCCATATCGTCAAACTGCTGGACTTGGCTAGTCTTAGTCAAGCGGCCGCGTACCGAATCCATATCCAATGGGCAAAGAACTACACCGCCAACTGCCGCATGGACGAAGCGGACTAAATGCGGGTAGTATTCCGTCGGAAAGGGCAGCCCAGTAGCTGGTAAAACGTTGCGGGCATAAACACTGGCACGCAAAAAATCTGGAGTAGCAATAAAACCCAGTTTTGAATTAGAAACTAAAGGGTTATGAACGGCCACTATGCTGCTTTCAGTGCCAATATCGTTGTACGTACGGTCAGTGACAGACTCCATGGTCATAGTGCTAGGAGGTGGCCTGTAAGTACCCATAGACAAACCGTTAGCAACGCAATGCATTAATATAGGTATCGCATCTCTGTAAAGAGCCAAAGTGGTGCTAACTGATTGGTAGTTAGTGGCTTTGGAAGATAAGCAATATCTGCTAACGGCGTCTAGCAACACAGACAAAGGCAACGTGACATGGTGGTAAACCCCCTCAAATGCTAAATGGACAGAATCTTGGCTGTGCATATATAACGCTTTGCCAAACTGTTGGACGACATAGCTATCATCTAGCATCTTGGGGTAATATTGTGGACAGGAACTGCCACAAATATGAAACGGGCCGGGCAAATATGTCTGGCGAATAATAACCCCGTCAAAAGGGCCCGATGAAGGAACGACACTTGGGTTTAGATGGCGGGCAAAGCAGCCCACCCACAAGGTTGCGTCAGCATGCAAAGGATAGGTGCGCTGACAAACAACCTTCTGGTTAAACCAGGAACCCTTACCAAGAAATACAACATTGTATTTGTCGTTCAACACAAACAACTGCTCAGTCGACGCGGTTAATCCATACGTACGCATCGAATAGTAAGAACCTGATCTGCCAATGAAGGCGCGAAACCAAACTGGTAGCCAATGACCAGTAATATTATGCAACCCAACGGGGTGACAGAACGAATAAATCGCCTGCCGAAGTGAACCATTGCGGGTTTGATAATAAGTCTCGCTGTAGTCAGGGGTAAGAGCATTGCGGGAAGGCCGTAATGACATAAACAAAGCGGAAAACCATAAGCGAATCGTGGCACTATGTTGCGCTGCAAAGGCGAGTAGTGCCAAGAAGCTGCCAACAACCAAAAACGATGCGTTGAAAGAATCCATGAAAACGTATCTTGATTCGCTAGAAGTAGCGTTAAGACGCATCTCAATAATATGAGATGTGATGTTAAAATGAATTGAATCCATTGTTGCGAATTAGTTGATGACCATGCAAATCCGAAAAAACCGGATAACCATGCTTTTTGCAATATTCCAACAGCTCTTTACCTTGGTAAGTCTTGATTTCCTCCGGAGTGATAAGCGCAAACGCGACCGTGAAATCAACACGACTTGGAGCGTACTTAACTTTAGAAGGAAACAAATAAATACTGCCAGGGGGGAGAGTTGCTAATCGTGTCCATCGTGACCTACGAACCCTAGCAACAGCGACAGGACTATGCTTCCACAATTCGCCGGGAGGGTCAGGTAAAAAGTCAAGTGCGTTGACAAAAGGGCGGTCAAATGAAGACGGCAAATTAACGCACAAAACGACGGATGGTTTTTCGACTACGTCATCATCGTCTGAACTTGAATCGCTATCCTGGTAAGCTAAGGCAGCCAGTGATTGGACCGGACGGCCAACAGGTGGCTGCCGGTGCAACACCAAATCCCAAGCAGCCAACGCATCGGTCAGGACATCGGACTTTGAGTTAGCCCTCAGTGCCCGAAAAATCGAGACCCATTTCTTGCCATTAGCATCACTAGAGTTGATAACATAATGCTTACGCTGAAAAGGGGTCATGCGTTTACGCAATTCAAGCAAAAGACGTGAATAATCAACTTTAGGCTTGGCAGTTTGAATAGAAAAATCCTTAACACGAGAAGTGATGGTGGACCTGTAACTACGCTTATTGGTGAGTCTGACAGGTTTCCGAGAACCACCACCGCCAGAACGAGTCTTAGAAGAATCCGGAATGTTACCCCATTTATAATCCAACGACGTAAACTGGTGGACGTTGTTGCGCACATAATTAGGATCATTGAGGTAACTGTGTTTAGGAAATTCAAACTGCACAGGCACGCGCTGCCACGACCTACGCCTAACTACGGGTAATTTAACCTTAATTCGACGAGCGGGTTTGGTGCCAAGCTTTGGAAGTTGATTTGGGTTAATACCACGATTCATCCCGAGTTTGACCACAGGTGTGTCAAGTTTGGCACGCGAGCCGGTCAGCATAAAGCGATAGCTGGCAGGCCGTGAAGACGTGCTGGGACCATTGTTAGTCCGAAGGCGTGTTTTCAAGGCACCGGGTGTGCCAACGGGAACATCTTGGACATTAGGAACCAAAACGTAACCGCCGGAATCTGAAAAGTGGTCTTTATGTGGTATTGTAGCAGTGGAGACACCAGCGGGAATAATATAAGAATAACCCGTGGGACCAACAGAAAAATAAGAAGTGTCGGGCCTATAACTGGCCTTACTGCTTACCACTTTGACTGGCCGGTTAACCACAGCAAGAGGTGGTTTGACGGCCTTTACTTTGTGTTTAACGGTCAAAGGAACTTTGACTGTGCTCACAAAGCCATCGTCGTCAGTAACATGGATTTTCTTGGTACGGACGACGGAGGGCACTACTGGGGATGGGGAAACAGAACCCATATTAAATTGCGACCTAAGTCGCGGTTGCGCTCCAAGCGGGCGCAAGCTGCCAGAAGCGCCTTTT